AGAACCTCCTAATTGTTCTTGTTGAGTATTTATATATAAATCTAAACAACATTTACAACTACTTTTTTTATTAGATAAAACATATAATGAATGTTCAGCACAATAATCTTTATCTTCACCATCACTATATGATTGTTGAAAACATCTTTTATTATTTCTACGTATATAGACACATTTACCATCTTTTTTTGGTTTAGTATTCATTTCTATAATAGAATGCTTTTTACACAAACCATTTTCACCGACATCTTTATTTTTACAAGGATTTCTATATAATGTTAACGCTGAACACTGCATAATTTTATTTATTATAATAATATTATATTATAATAAACTAATCAATTTTATTATAATATTACTTATGCTTATTATTTTTCATCTAGAATCTCTATTACACTGACAATTTTTAACAAGAAGATTCAATAATCTTGATTTTTTTCTGTGTTTCTTTATCTACAAAAGCAAATATTAACTTAAATATATTATTAAACATACTAGGTGCTTCATATATGTAGCAAGTATCAAGTTTACAAGGATATTTTTCTTTTAGAACAATTGAAGCTTTTTGAATAAATTCTTTATTTTTATCTACATCAAGAATAGATATAGATTTAACATTTATGTGAAAATTAAATAAAGTATTTTTAGTCAAAATTAAGTCAACAATTTTGATAAGATGTTCGAGTAAAAAATCATTCGATAATTGTTTGTTTATTAATTTCAAAGATTTAAAGTTAAGTGTTATATCGTTTTCATTCGAAGATATATAACAAAAATTATGTAATAATTCTGCTAGTTTTAATGTTTCATTGTTTAAATTATTTTTAACATTAGTAGATGATGCAATATTCATTTAATTATTATATAATTTTAATATAATAATTAATTTTAAATTTATTGTTTATAATTTAATATTCTGTTTTTATTTATTATTTATTATTTATTTGTTTTCTTCAATAATTAATTGAACATTATTATCAATTATTTGAGTTGAACTATCTAAATTATTATTTACTATTTCAATAGTATGTTCAATAGGTTCATCGTTAACAACAAGATGTTGTTCTAATTCAACAAAAGCTATATCAATGTCTTCAAAACGTTTTTCATTTGATTGAACATAACTGTCAAAACTATTCTTAGTAGCATTCAATAAATCCCGAATACTTTTAATTTCATTTTCAAGCTTTCCAATTTTATCATTCATATTTGTGCCATCTCTTTTCTCTAAACTGTCGATTCTACTAATAATATTTGTAATAACACTCTTATCGATTAATTGTGAGTTATCTGGGAGGTCAAAACTACTATTGAGTCCACCTTCTTCTTGAAGGCGCTGAATAAATTGTTCAACTTTCCCTAAACGTATAGTGGTCAAACCGATCGCATCAGAAACAGAAATTTTACCACCAGGTTGTCCATAACTTGCGGTAGGTCTTTGCTGTTGCATAGGTTGTTGTTGCATAGGTTGTTGTTGTTGCATAGGTTGTTGATTAAAGGCCTTTGCCGATGCGATGGATGTATTAGGTCTTTGTTGCTGTTGTTGTTGTTGTTGTTCGCCTGAACGTCTTGCTCTAGCGGCGGCTATAGATTTTGAACTACTCATTTATAATTTAATATACAAATTGTTTTTAAATTACTTACGCATTTATTTCATTTTATATTTCATTTATAAAATATACTATAATTTTTTAAATCTACGCAACCATAGCAACTTTAATTGCCTCGTGACTTTGATAATTCTCTAAAATAAAAATATTTTAAATGTATTTAAATATAATAAAATAAAAATATACAATAACAATGGATTATGAAACTATAAAAAAAGAAAAACAGCTATTACAAGATGAAAATGAAAGGTTGAAAAAAGAATTATTAGAAACAAAAGAACATTTAAAAAAATACACTGCTCCAGAATATAAAAAGGTATATTATGAGAATAAAAAAGAAGAAATAAAACAAAAACATAAGGAATATGTTCCTACCCAAGAGCAAAAACAAAAATGGGCAAGAACAGCATATTTAAAAAAAAAAGAAAAATTACAAAATCAAAATATTTAGAGATATTTATATATTTTCTGTGAAACTATATAAATATAATATTTGTATATTGTATAAAATGGAAGATAAACATTTGATAATTGGAGTTTATAAGATATCTAATACTTTATCTGGTAGATATTATATAGGATATTCAACTAATATTTATAGAAGATTTTGTGCTCATCGCAACAAACTTAAACAAAAATGTCATGATAATATATTTTTACAAAGAGCCTACAATTTAGATGGTGAAGATAAATTTTTATATGAAATAATTCATACTTGTGATACAGAAGAAGAAGCCAAAGAAATAGAATTAAAATATTTAACAAATTTAAGCATTAGGGAATATTTGTATAATTTGAATTTTAATAATAGTGGTGGTGACTTATTATCAAATCATCCTGATAAAGACAAAATAAGAGAAAAAATTTTGAAATCATTTTCAGAAACTATAAGTAAAATGTCAATAGAAGAAAGGAAACAAAAATATGGTAAAAATGGTGAAAAAAATGGAATGTTTGGCAAAACACATACAGAAGAAGTAAGAAAAATGAATTCAGAACTTAAAAAAGGAAACACATATCGTATTGGTAAAAAAGCATCTGACGAAACAAGACAAAAAATGTCTGAAAATGCGAAATTAAAAATTGGAGAGAAAAATCCATTTTATGGAAAACATCATTCAGAAGAAACAATACAAAAAATTAAAGAAAAAAACAAAGGAAGATTACCTCCTAATAATAAAGAAATAACAATAGATGGTTTTTTTTATATTTCTATGGCTGAAGCATCACGACAATTAAATATTCCTGTTCCAACTATTTTGTGGCGCATTAATTCAAAAAATACAAAATTTGAAAACTATAAATATGCTAGTAAAGAAGAAATACCTACGCAACCATCTGAAATTTTATAGGTTCATGATGTTGGTAATTATGAATTTCAAAATCATCCACACAGTAATCATTAATATTCTCTCTAACTTGCTTAATTGAAACAGTTGGAAATGGATATGGTTCTCTTGTAATTTGTAATTTCAAACCATCTACGTGTTCTTCATAAATATGACAATTACCTTTAAAATAAACAAATTCATATGCTTCTAATCCACAATGTTTTGCTATTAAATGAGTAAGAAAACTATATGATGCGATATTAAAGCTTGTGCCACAGGCTTCATCGTTACTGCGTTGATACATAGAACAGCTCAATTTGTTGCCATCGTGGACATTAAATTGACATAAAATATGACAAGGAGGAAGCGCCATTTCATCAAGCTGGCAAGGATTCCACGCGCTCAAAACAAGACGCCGATTCGTGCGCGTTTCACAGTTTTTAAGCTGGTCAATAATATATTGAAGCTGGTCAACACCTTCACCGCTATAATCGTGACTATCACCCTGCCATTTAGCATTAAAATGTCGCCATTGATGACCATATACAGGTCCTAGTTCATCAATTGCATAATCTTGTAATCCACGGGAATCTAAAAATTCACGAGATGAATTACCGTCCCATATATGAACACCTTGCTCAGTTAACAATTTATTATTTGTTTTACCACGAATGAACCACAATAATTCTCTTAAGCAAGTTTTCCAGGCAGTTTTTTTAGTTGTTAAAATGGGAATTTTACCATCTTTAAGAGAGAAACGCATCATATTTCCGAATATAGCCTTAGTTTTGCCATTTCTCCCGTTTTCCCAGGTGCCATTTTCAAGAATATTTTTAATTAAATTTAAGTATTGTTGTTCTTCATCATTTTTAAATTCAGTCATTTGTAAATTAAATTAACAATAAGTTTTTAATATTAATTTTAAAATAATATTAATTTTAAAATAATATTAATTTTAAAATAATATTAATTTTGAATAAAATACTATTTAACCCATTATTTGAAAATAAAATAATAGTATTTAATTTAATTTCTTATTATACCCTATAGATAATGGATATTTCTAATGATTCAAACCCAAATTTTTTCAAACATGTATTTAATTTTAGTGATGACAGTAAATCGGATATGTTGAATATATGTCAGTATTCGATAGTTGCTTTAATACCTATAGTTATCTTAAATAAAATTATGCAGAAATATGTGCCAGAAGCAGAAGATTCAAAATCAAGTTTAGAGATTTTAGCAGAAATAGTAATACAAGTACTTGGAATGTTTTTTGGATTACTAATTATCCACAGAATAATTACATTTGTGCCAACTTATAGTGGTGTTAATTATCCAGAATATAATATTATATTTAATATATTAGCAGTATTAATGGTTACATTAAGTTTACAAACAAAATTAGGCGAAAAAGTAAGTATATTAGTTGATCGTATAAATGAGTTATGGAATGGTAAGCAAAATACAAAAACAAAAACTGTTAATGTAAATGGTAAACAAGTAACGGTTAAAGTAAGTCAGCCAATATCTGGACAACAACAGCAATATAGTGATTCATCAAATCAAATGGCAATGAATCAAGCGATGTATGCTGATGGAACGTCAATCAATTCTTTGCCATCTGACACATCAATGCCAGCACAACAATTACCAAATTACAACAATATGACTAGACAAGATACAACACCATTAATAAACGCTGCTACACCATCAATGGCTCAAGAATCGTTTGTTCCAATGGCAGCAAATGAAGGAATCGGAGGAGCGTTTGGTGGCAGTAGTTTCTGGTAATTTAATTTTCAATTATAAAAACAATATTTTACATAATTATAAATTATAAAATAAAAATTATAAAATAAAAATTATAATATAAAAATTATAATTTATATTATATATTATAAATTACAATATGGATACGAAAAAATTATTAAAAGCACTGGATGATGACACAAATGAATCGTTAATGAATTTTACAACACAACAATTGAGAGAAATGATATTAAAAATATTAAAAGAATTACAACTTCCTAGAAATGAAACTCTAGATTTAATGAAGAAATTAAAATATTATAAATACGTGGACGAAATGAAAGATTTAAAATACGGCACATATTTGCGGTGGATACCAATTGATGACCCAGAAGATATACAATTAACAAAAGGGGCTTTATTTTGTGAAATGAAAGTAAAAGAAGATGGTGTTTATATAATATGTAAAAATTACGGATTTAATAGGAAATATTTTCAAATCAAATTAGACGAAAATTTGATATTTCAAAAATTAACAGAACAAGAACTCGTTTTATTATCAGCATTAGACCATTTATCAAAGTAATATATATATAATATTGTTTATATTATATAATATTGTTTATATTATATATATTATATATATTATATATAAATGGAAACCCGAAGGGAAACTGTGTGGGGAAATCTTAATCAAGGTGAAACATATATTATACATATTACTTCTGATATTGATGGCAAACCAGTAGCACTAATGGAAACAAAAGGAACATATAATAATTTTATTATGAGTAAAGATGGAAGAAAGAGAATACTAACTTTTAGTGTTCATGGAACACCTTATGATGTATTAGTAAAATATCCAGATAATAAGTTTTATGAAATTATTGAACCTGAAATAGAAGAAACAGAATGTGCTATTTGTGGTGAACTAAATAATAATTTGAGTCTAGATGTATGTCGTAATGGTCATAAATTCCATAAAGAATGTTTTTGTCATTATGTCAAATCTACAAACCAATCAGCAGAACAACATATGCCAAATAATATTGATGGAATAAATTTTAATGCTACTACTGGTTTTTTTGTAGAGCTTAAATGTCCTATATGTAGCAAACCAATTTTGCCAGAAGTTTTAGATTTATGTGAAAATTATGAAGGAGAAACTTCGCATGCTGCGCAAGCATCGGCAGGACCAGCACATGCAGATCAGAATAATGAACAATGGTTTTGTAATTTGTGCACGACACAAAATCATACAGCTTTATCATATTGCGAAATGTGCGAAACACCACGAATGGGAGGACGTAAGAAACACAATAAAAGTAAATTTAGAAGGAAGCCAAATAAAAGAGGAAAGACTCATAAAAGAGGAAAGACCCATAAAAAAAGAAGGACAAATAAAAGAAGAAGGACAAATAAAAGAAGAAGGACAAATAAATACAAATAGAACCTCTAGCAAAAAATAACACATTATTTATTAGTTTTTCTAGTTTTCTTAGAAGATGTTTTTCTAAAAGTCACAATTCTTTTATTTTTACAACGAAATTTACCCCGAGTTAAACCTTTATTGTTGAAAATTGCTTTTGTACAAATTCCAATTGAACGAGGTTCCGCATCATCAACTTTTTTAATACATCTGCATAATTTTTCAGACAGTATATTTTCAGCTTCTTTTTGTATTTGTTTTTTTGTCCCAGGAATAGGTATTTTATAAAATTCCAGTATCTTAATATATTCATAATTTGTAATTTTCATAACCATAATAATTGGTATTATAATTATACAAAATATAATAATATTTTTTTTATTATATTTTAAAATATAAAAAGTATTTATAGAAGATAAATGAAAATTGTTGTATTTGATTTAGATGAAACATTAGGATATTTTACACAATATAGTATTTTTTGGAGTTGTTTAGACAAATACTTACTAGAAAATAATAAATATAATTTGACCCACAAGGATTTTTCAAATATATTAGAATTGTATCCAGAATTTCTAAGACCAGATATAATGGCAATCTTAAATTATTTGAAAAATAAAAAATTATCTAATTGTTGTCATAAATTGATGATTTATACAAATAATGGTTCTAAAATATGGTCAAGTTTTATTTCAAAATATTTTGAAGAAAAAATAAATTATAAATTGTTTGACCAAATAATAGTAGCTTTTAAAATAAATGGTAAGCAAATTGAGATGTGTAGAACAACTCACGATAAAACCCATAAGGATTTAATTCGATGTACAAAAATACCGTTAAATGCTGAAATATGTTATTTAGATGATGTATTTTATCCAGAAATGTCACATAAAAATGTATATTATATAAATATAAAGCCATATATACATGATTTAGATTTTGATGTATTAGTTGACAGATTTTTAAAATGTGATATTGGGAAAAAATTAATCAAAAATAATGACAATTTTAAAAAACAAATGATGAAAGATTTTACATTATTTAATTTTGAACTTTTAGAAAAAAATAATGAAGAATATGAGGTTGATAAGATATTAAGTAAGCAAATATTAACACATTTGCAGGATTTTTTTAATAAAACAACAAAAACAAGTGGGAAAACTTATGGTAAGACTAAAAAAAGCTATGGAAATAGGAAAACCAGAACGTTTAAAAATAAATCTTAAACTTAAAAATCTTTATATTTTACCAGTTTGTATTAAATTTTTTACTTCTGAAACATAATCTAACATTGATTTATTTAAAAATGAAGTTGATATAATAAATAATCCGGCTGTAAATGCTATTTTTTTATCTAATTCTGTAAATTTAACTTTACTAAATGGATTAAAACGAATAAGTAAAAATAACGAAACATATATTTGAACGCAATAATTCAATGGAATAAGATATTCGGGAGCATTATTTGCAAACCCGATAACAAAAAGAAAATACAAAAAATAAGAAAAGTAAAAAACAAAATCCCATATTTTTTCTTGATAATTAAAAATATTTTCAAACAATGACATTATATATAATATAATTATATTTAAAAATTATATTATTATTAACAACTTAAAATATTTATAAATTATATTTTACAATTACAATAATAATTGTTTAATTTAATTAATATAATAAATAAATATATTATATATATTATATTAATGAGTAATTGTAGCCAACCCGCAAATAATACAAATAAATTAATACACGACCAGACAAATACAAGAATATATGATAGGAATATTCCTGGATCTATTCTTCAACCATATTTAGATGTAAGACCAGTAATGACAAAGTATTCTATTTTGCCGATTGTTGACCCACGAAAGGAAGCAAAAGTGCCATTGACTCAACAGCCAGTGTTTAATCCTCATACAACATTTAATCCAGGAAACACTCAATCACCATGGTCTGGTTTTGTTTCAAGTGTAAATACGGAATCAGAATTAAGAAATCAAATATATGCTTTGCAAAAGTGTAGTCAATCAGTTTATGTTCCATCAAGTCAAAGCGATTTATATCAATATTCTTTTCAACCGAAGAACAATGTTCAACAACAACATTCATTATTATTTGAGCAAAATAGCTTTAGTGATTTTAACCCGAATCCAGACACAAATATTGTAGGTTCTGGAGTATTTAATAATTCAACAAGAACCCAGTTAAAAGAATTAGGAGATAAAAATCCATCAGGTTGTAATTCAATTTTACAGAATAAATAAACTTAAAATTATAAAATAATTAAAAACCGTTAAATACAATTATATATTATATATTATATATTTTAATTGAAATATATAATGTCAGAAGAATTTGTAAATCAAGTAACATTAAAGTGTTTAATGAATAAAGACCAATACAATAAATATGTTAAAAATAATACAATAAAATTACCAAATTCTGTAAATAAAAAAGACAAGAAATTTTATAAAAAAAGAATTTACAATATAATTAAGCAATTATTATCATCACAAGAAACCGAAATAGAACCACGTTTATTTACAGATGTGCAAAAATCGTTTGATAATTTTGTAAATATATGTATACATTCTTTAAAAATAATTGATAAAACAGATATTATTCAAGAGGATTATAAAGATATAGCAGAATCTATAATATTAAATTTAGATATGAATACAGAATTAGACATAGATGATATAAAAACAAAAGAAGAAGCAGATTTACTTTTACTTCGTTCAATAAAAATAGCGAATCCATCTTTAGACAATTTTGTAAAAAGAAAATACACAAAAGCTCCTGAAAAAATGGTAATGCCACAACAAAAAGATATTAATTTAAGGGATCCTAATTTGAAGATTAAAGGCATCAAAGAAAAAGAAAAAGAAAAAGAAAAAGACAATTTAAATTCTGAAAAAAAGAAAAATATCACTAATATTTATGACAAAAACGAAAACACAGAGAAGAATAATAAGGATGACAAAAAATAGACAAAAAATGAAAAAACTAAAAAATAAAACACAAAAAGAAATTAGAGTAAAAAATGTTAATTGTAGTCCAAAGGATACAAAAGATTTGAATGAATTTACATGTTATACAGATAAAGATTTATATAAATTAAGAGATTTGTGGAATGCGCGCCATCCAGACGTTCAAATAATGACAAATGACCCAAAAGAAATTCATAAAACCCTAACAAAATATATGAGCAATGTATGTAGTAAAGAATCATGCTGGTTAAAGCAGAATTTTCTAGATAATAAAACTATACAGGAATTAACAGAATCATTTGCTCCTGAATCACCACGTGAATGGAAGACAAATCCAAACGAATGGGTATCAAGTGTTGATATTATGAAGGTAATGAAACAATATGAAAAAGCATATAAATGTTTTGATTTTATAGGACCATCGCCAATTGACTTTGATACAAAAATGTTATATGGTGAATGTGTATGGGAAGAATTATGTAATTTTAGTTTATCGGAACAAATTAAGAAAGGTAAAACAAAAATTGGTATTATTTTTAATACAGACCCTCATAATAAACCAGGACAACACTGGATTTCAATGTTTATCAACATAAAAAGGAAAAAAATATTCTTTTTTGATAGTGTCGGTGACAAGGCTCCAAAACAAATAATGGTATTAATAAACAGAATAATAAAACAAGGAAAAAAAATAAATATGAATATTAAATTTGACCAGAATCATCCTGTTGAACATCAGTATGGTGATACAGAATGTGGTGTATATAGTTTGTTTTTTATTTCTCATATGTTAGAAGATAAATTTACCGAACATTATATTAAGACACATATTTTAAAAGACGATTATATGCAAAAATTTCGCAAAGTATATTTTAATGAATCTCTAGTATAAGTATAAATTCATCATATTACTAAAAAATATATTATAAAAAATATGGTTTTTATATAAAGTATATAAATAATACTTAATTATATTATTTATATAAATACAAATGTCATCACAAATGTTGGTAAATGATTTTTTAACAAAGCAAAACGTTTCATTAATATGGGAAGTTATTATGGATGATGTATTAAAAAATAAACCACAAGAAGTTATTATAAAAATAACTAATATATTTAACTCGAATTTAAAAGGATTTTTTGAAAATGAAAAACAAAAATCCCGTAATGTAATGGAGCTAAATAAGAAATATATTTCATTAATTATTAACTATATAGATGCTAATTTTTCGCAAAAACAACCACATATAAACATGCAACAACAACATCAACTAAAACATGTTGAAAAAGAATTAATTACACACGATGATTTACAAAGTGACAGAATGAGTCAATTTGATAATAAATTAAATACAATTAAACAAGATTTTTCAAATGCAATGTCATTACCTATTCCAGAAAAACCAGATTTTAGTGATAAATTAGACACACCCTTTACAGAGTTAGAGTTAGAAATTAAAAAAGTAATGGAGCAAAGAAATTATGACATTGAGCAAATAAATAGAAATAATCTAGAAGCAAATACAAATTCTAATACAAACGCAAATACAAATTGGTTAAAACCACAAGAAACTTCTGTAAAAAATGAAAAAGTTAATCCTTTACAACAGAAGTCAAATATAAAATCTTTTCAACAGCCACAGCAACAGCAACAGCAACAGCAACAGCAACAGCCACCTCCTCAAGAGCATAAACAAATTAGATATATTAAAATAGATAATAATGATTTGAACAATGCAATTATACAAAATGATGTAATTGATATCAATAATAATGACAATAATGATAATAATGATAATAAAATAATGAGTCCCAGGAAGCAAGTATCATGGAATAATAAAAATATAGAATATGAAAATAATTTTGAAGACGATTTTTTAAAAAAATTAAAGACTATAAAACCATCAATCGAAACTCAATTTGTTAGCAATAATATCAATAATAGCAATGAAATAAATTCTATGAAAGAAGAACTAAAAACATTTAATGTAAAAATAGAAAATCTTACACAAAATGTGAATGCTATTTTAGAGTTATTGAAACAACAAAAGTTGTAAAATATTAAATTCAAT